ACCATGAAATCAGCACAATACTATTACGACAAATCAAAATTTTTTGATGCGATGAAAATTATGTCTGCTCATAATGAGCACAAAGGCTTAGCCAAAGAATTATTAAAAGACACTAAATTTAATGATTTTAAGCATACAATTACATATCTTGGCACTAATTATGAAGCAATCAAATGCTATTTTTTATTAAATAATCTAAAACTGGAAAAGCGTTAAATGGCAATAAAACATACAATTAGAACAAAAAATAATGGTTTTAAAGAAGTTACTTTAAATAGATCAAAGGCAATTAAAGCATTCTGTACTGAATGTTTGGGCTTCGGTGAAGTTAATCCAAAGCAATGTACTAGCAAATATTGTCCTTTATTTCCATTTAGAGGTAAAAGTGAGATAGCTTATAGATAGATATCTATCATAGAGTGCTTTTTTCTCTCTAAAAAACGACTTTCTTATTAAATCAATGCCAAAGTGCCACTAAAAAAAGATCGTGGCTAAATAATGGTTTAAATGCGTTTTAATTGCAAATCCTCAAATAAGTCCTGATTATCACTTTTGCACAACAAATCTTGCAATAAAAGATCGTATTTAGCGTAGAATTTTCTTTGTAAATTTGCTTCTGTTTCTCTTCTCCATACCCAATCGTCTATCAAATAACGATATGATCCACCATTTTTCGCATCTTCATAAGCTTCAATAGTCGACATAAAGCCTAATGCCATTTTCTTAAATTCAGCAATACTAGGTGGCCAATCAAGCGTTGAACGTGCTTTAACACAAGATTTGTTTATTTGGTCGGCAGTCAATTCATCTAGAATTTGCTGCCAATGGCGTAATGCTATTTCGCTAACATTTTTATCTTGCATATTTGAAACCCATTTATGACCCCATATTGCAGTAAAATGGTAAAATAATTCAGTTGCTTTCATGTTTAATTTCTCCGGTTTTTGAGTTAACACAATCTTCCATAGCTTTCTTCTTCAGCCATGATCCATAATTTTGCATACGTTCTGCTGCACTTTCAGTTTGTTTTTTAGGTTGATCAGGAATCATTTTTAAATTAACTTCATCTAACCAGCATTTTCCATTTAACCACGTAGATGGATGTTTCCAAGATGCTACAAATTGAGATGCTTCTTTTTGCAGTCGTTTTTCAGTAAGTTGTAAATTGATTGCATTTTTCAGTTTATCAACAAAATCATTCAATTCTTGCCGCGTCTTGATCTTTTGTTGCCTAACAGCTCTCATGAATGCCTTTTCTGCTGCGCCTTTTCCTTTCTTCACTGGATAATATAAATAAAAATCATTAAAAACACTCGCGCGCGCATGCGCGTTATTTATCTCACTATCACTATCACTATCACTATCACTATCACTATCACTATCACTATCGCTTGATTTGCTTGCGTTTGCTTGCGTTTGCTTGATTTGCTTAGCAAAAGTAGCATTTGCTTGATTTGCTACTTTTTGCTTACCACCTTTTGAACCAGCTTTAATGCGTTGTTCACTAATTTTATTATATTTTTCTCTGTTCCTATCAAGAGACAATTTAATACTAATCATTACCATCTTTGTAACTGGATCAAGAGGAATAGGCTTATAATTGTTTTCGTATGCATAAATTGATTTAAACAACCTTCCTGCTTGTTCATCTGTTAATTCATTAACTAATTCTTGCTGGTCGTTATATAATATAAATGATTTTTTATTCATATCCATTCTCTTTAATAATAAATTCAGGTGGTAAATCTTTCCATTTAAAAGAATAAAATTCACTTGAACCATCAGTATTCTTATGTTTTGTATAAAAATCTTTTTCGCCTTTTGCTAATTTTCGCATAAATAATTTTCGCATAAACCAGAGTCTAAAAACTGATACTTTACATAACTTCCATGCATATAAATCTGTTTCCTTTTGATTGCTGAAACCATAAAAAGAATAATCACCATAACCTTCTATTATTTTAGTTAATTCACTATTTCTGCCGCTTGGAACAAGCGTTCTTATAGTAAAATCATCTTGATATTTTTCAAAATAAGAAAAATGTCTAATACGACATGCTATGCGTAAAGGTGTCATATTTAAAACAATAAGATCGGTATTTCTTTCCATATCTTCTTCAATAGGCGGTTCACCTGTTAAATATAATCCACAAATCATTTTTATTTTAGGTAAAAATTTATCAGACCATTGTTTATTTTCTTGCCAACTCATTTTACTTCATTACCCCATGCCTCAAATCCTTCTATATTACGTCTATTGAACATATCCAATCTTCTGCCTGCTGTAACGCGTTTTACTGTTTCATAAAATTCTGCTGGTTTTTCACTGTGTCCAGTTCTTTCGGCATTAAAGCAGGTAAAAAATGATTTTAAGTCAATAAATTTAGGTGTTCCTTTTCTTGCATATAAGGCAAATTCACAATTATATTGCGGTAATCCAAAAGCTTGAAATCCACCATTTTTATGCCATACAAAAGTACAAACATATTTTAAGTTCCATTCATCTAATAATCTAAAAGCCTCTGGTAGATATTTCTGTGTTGTCCATAACCAAATATGGCAATCATCGACAGCAGGAATTGCTATTTTTGCTATTTCTGCTATTTCCATCGTTGGATAATCAAATCCGACCTGTTCTGGAGCAACATCACGCTGTATTTTTTCCATTTTCCAAGGTGGATCGATTACAATTACATCATATAGGCCGCTTATTTCTTTAGCTTTTTTTGTTTCAATATTTTCTAGCCTTTCTATAACTTCCTTTCGCTTTTCTTGCGTCTTAATCTGTCCGTAAGCCTGATTAATGCTGATTTCCTGCTTTTGTAGCCTTTCCTTAATTTCGGCAGTGGCACTGGCTTCTATGGTTTTAATTTTAGTTATTGTTCCACTAGATAATCCTGCTATTTCTGCTATTTTATCGCGACTATCAATAGGCTTTAAAGCTTCCGTCAATGTTGACGGAAGCTTACCTTTTAATTCACCGCCAGCAATTTGATTCTTCTTAGCTTGTTCCTTAAACAGCGACTCAAACATCAAAACTTTTACACCACATTCATACTTGCTTAAATTCCTTCTGTTCTTCTGATTATTCCAAGACCAAAACATCGCATCTAATTCATTGCTAAATTGCATTTCCTTAATCTCAAAGCTTATGCCATGCTTCCGACAAATGTCATAGCGGTGATGTCCATCAACAAGTACATCATTCCATGTTATCAATGGCTGTAAGCAACCGTGCGCTAAGATGTCTTGTTCTAAGCCTGCTTGCTGATCTTTGGTTAATGAAGGCAGCAAATGTCTAAATTTATCATTAATTTGCATTTTGCGATCCTCTAAATTAAAAAACCCTTTAATTGGTCACTCAGTCAGCAATTCCCACATACAAAGGGTGGAGCGACCAATTAAAGGGTCTAAAGTATGTAACAGGCTTGCTGAAACCTTAACGATATATTAAGGTAATCTTAAGAAAAAAGCAAGAATTTTAATGGAATATCAAGAATCTGGCGCAATTATTAAATCTTCTAAAGTTACAGTTAAAGCATATTGCTGTTTAAGCAAGGTTTTTAAAGAAAATAATGTTGCCACAGAGGGCGTTTTGCCTCCTTCATATAATGAAATTGAACCTTGCGAAACATTAAGCAATTTTGCAAATTTTATCTGAGAAAGCTTTAATAATTCACGATATTCTCTTAAGTTATTTTTCATAATGAAAGTATTATATATGAAAATTCTAATATATACAACTTGACATTATTAAGAAATTAGTATATAATATACCATTAATTCCAAAAGCTGATGAAAATAAATCTAGAAAAAGCAATGATCACATTGCAACATATTGTTATCGAAGCTGGTGGCGAATTACCTGAAAATCAATTGGCAGTAGCTGTTATTAATCAAGCAATTACTGATATTTTTATAGATCATAAGCTTTGTAAAAAGGGAGCTGTAAAAAAAGGTAGTAAAATCTATAAACAATATATAACCGACCAAGCAAGAGCTTTGCGCTGGATTAATTATAGTCCTGATTTTGGTATAACGTGCGACTTTGCTTACTTAAATGAAGAATGGGTTAGCCATTTAATTAATTCATCTTATGATAAATACATGAAAATCTTAAATGGCAAGCTATAATTATGATACATTATGATGACTTTCTTAAGGAAATATTAAGAAAATAATAAGATTTGCTTGACATTATTAAAAAACTAATATATAATTAACTCCTTAAAATTTAAACAGGAGCGAAAATATGACTGAATTTAAAGAAAGTGTTATCGGTGGATGTATAATAGTTATATTGGGTTTATTGGCGCTTATAGCTATAATAGGATCGTGCTGGGGGCTTCATGCTTTAGGTGCTGAATATTCAGTCTGGTCACAAGGTAAAACCGGACAAGCTGAATTACAACGCGCCGATTGGAATAGACAAATACTTGTGCGTGAGGCCAAAGCAAAAGAAGAATCTGCTGTTTTATTAGCACAAGCTGAAATAGAACGGGCAAAAGGTGTTGCACAAGCTAATAAAATCATTGGTAAAAGTTTAAAAGGTAATGAGACTTATTTACGTTATTTATGGATTAATAATCTTGAAAATAGCAAAAATCAAGTTATATATGTTCCTACTGAAACTAATTTACCTATTTTAGAAGCCTCTCGTTTTAATCATAAAGGCAAATAATTAATGAGCAATATCGGAACTCTATTAATACTGATAATAACGATGTTTATAGTTGTCATCTTTTGGGCGGCTACAAATATAGACAAATCCGGAGCTGTTAAAATTTTATATGAAAATGGCTATAAATCGATACAAATTACTGGTTATAAATGGTTTGCTTGTGCTCATGATGATTGGTCTCATACGGGGTTTACGGCAATAAATCAACAAAATAATAAAATTAATGGTGTTGTTTGTTGCGGTTTATTTTTTAAAAATTGTACTATTAGATATAAATAGGAAGAAATATGAAGCCCGATTTTGTAAAAGTTAAAGAAAATAAATATATTAATCGTAATTTTATTGCTTCATTAGAAAAATATGAAGCATCTAGTTCTTCTTATGATAAAAAAGAACATTCAGTTATTATACGACCTTCTTTTAATATAATAATAGGGATGTTTTTAGATAAAGAAGAAAAAGAAAATGAGATAATTTTCCATAGACTTCGATATACTGATGATATAGAAAGAGACACTGTTTTAAAAGAATTATTAAAAGAATTATTATAGGAGACAAACAATCATGAGCACATCAATACTAATCATAGGCGAAAGCGGCACTGGTAAATCAACTGCGATTCGTACGCTTGATCCGCGTGAAACATTTATCATTAACATTGATCACAATAGGAGATAAATATGTTTCAGAAAGCAACAAAAGAACAATCTAAACTCAGATTAGCTATATTTGGTGTGGCTGGATCAGGTAAAACTCTGTCAGCTTTGCGTATAGCAAAGGGAATTGCTGGAGAAAATGGCACAATAGCTTTAATTGATTCTGAAGCTGGATCATCAAATAAATACGGATTAGGCGGCAATGGTAAATGGCAATTTGATTTTGATGTCTGTAAATTAGATAAGTTAAGTATTGATGATTATATTAAGGCGATAAATAATGCAAAGGAATACGATGTTCTTGTAATAGACTCACTTAGTCATGCTTGGCAAAAATTATTACAAGAAGTAGAACAAATAGCACAATCAAAATTTAGAGGCAATAGCTGGTCTGCTTGGTCGCAAGGAACTCCACGGCAAAAAGGCCTAATAAATGCTATTACTTGGTTTCCAGGCCATATAATAGTTACTATGCGCCAAAAAACAGAGTGGATGACGGTAATAAATGAAAAAGGAAGAGCTGCCCCACGACGAGAAGGTTTAGCACCAGAGCAAGGCAAAGGGATTGAATATGAATTTGATTTGTTAATGTCTTTATCGGATAAACATTGTGCAGAAATAATTAAAGATAGAACAGGTAAATATCAAGATAAAATTATTCAAGAACCCGATGAATTATTTGGAACTGAGCTAAAAGATTGGTTGGGAGAGGGTTTAAATCCAAAAGAAATATTAAAAATTTATTTAGATAAAATAATGTTAGCACAAACTTTAGAAGAATTGGTAATCCTTTATAAATTAACAATTAATAATATAACTATTGCTAATGATGCTGAACTTGTAGAACAACTTAAAGAAGCTGCGAAACAAAGAAAAATTGCTTTAAATTGCTTTAATTTCTAGCGCTAATAATGACGAGATTAAGACAGTCAATAATGTTGGTTAATTTTATAAATAATAGGAGAAATGATCATGCTAGAAGTAACTGTTAAGAAAAGAAAAGATGAGCCAATTCCTATTCAAAAAGGAGACCTGGTTGAGCTTTTTGCATATCCAGAGAATTCAATAATATTAGTAACAGACTGGACTCCTGATAATGATGAACCAAATTCATTTGCTGGTGTGGTTTTGTTTAATGATAGTTCGCTATACGACATTGGACAATATGCTACACATTGGAATAAACTTCGGATAGAAAGGTTTGCCGGTTCAATAACTTTAAAACAATCTTAAACAAATATAGGAGAAACAATAATGTTAGAAGTCACAGTTAATAAAGAAAAAGATGAGGCTGATACTTTTCAAACGGGAGATTTAGTTGAGTATCCAAATGGCATGCTAGTAGTAATAGCAAGGTGGAATCCTTTTCCTGATCGTCCTATTTTCTGTGGTACAGTATTATATAATGAGGATAATTCCGTATATAATACCGGAGACTACTCTGAGGGTTGGGCAAAAAAAGACACTTTAAAAAAATTTATTGGTTCAATAATTTTAAAACAATCTTAAACAAATATAGGAGAAATCATTATGATAAATGAAGTACCTTTTACAGACGAAGACCCGGTTAACGCCATTCCTGCGGGTAAATATAAAGCAGAACCAAGCAAGGCTGAGTTGCGGGACGTTAAAGATAATCCTGCAAATAGTTATGCTTATATTGAGTTTAAAATCTTAGCCAGTCCTTATATAGGTAAAATAATATTTGGTCGATATAATGTAAAAAATGAAAGCGTTAAAGCGCAGCAAATCGCACAAGCGATGATTAGAAAAATATATAGGGCTGTAAATTTAGAGCCTCCAACTGGAACATTAACGCTTGCAAAATTAGAGGCTTTATTGCGCAGACCTTTTATATTAGAAGTCGGGCTTGAATATAACGACTATCGAGGCGAGGAAGAAAATACGCCTAAAAAATACATCTCTTTACATCAAGATACACAATGTGTTCATACAATAGATACAAATGCTAATCCTACTGTAGGGTCATCTGGTGATTGTTATGAAGGCGATCCTAATATGGAAGATAATCTTAGCGATTTACCTTTTTAATCTATAGAATTATAAGGAGAAAATTATGTTTGAATTAAATAAAGTTTTTGATAAATGGGAAGCTCTTTTAAACGATCAGGCTGAAGCTTACGAAGATTATCAAAAAGAGTTGTTAGAAGAGATTGGCGACCAGATGGGCGAAATAGGATGTAGTAATGAATGTGAAAACTATAGCGATATTAGGGGTGTTTAATGGCTCTTGTGGTGGATAGAGGTTAAACATGAAAGCAAAAAAGTCCATCAAAAATAAGGTTTTATTGCGATTGTAAATAATGCCTTTACAATTACAATAATGCAGGTTCGAGTCCTGCCAAGAGCCGCTTAATTAAAGAAAGATTTATTAACTAAATTGGAGAAAATTATGAATGAAGCGACTATTCAAGGGCATTCAGTCTTATCAATGCCATCTGCTAACAGTCACATTGAAAAATATCTTGATAAAAAAATAACTATTTATTGTTGTCGTTATATTTACTCCGGCACAGTAACTAGTATTGATGCTTTTTCAGTAAAATTGCGTGACTGTGGAATAGTGTACGAAACCGGAGAACATAGCACTTCAAACTGGGAAAGTTTTGAGAAATTGCCAGATGGATATTGTGTTGCTTTACAAGCTATAGAAAGCTTTGGTAATTTTAAATGACACACTCAATGAAATTTTGGTCTAACTCTAGGTCTTGGTCTAAGCATAAGTCTTGGTCTAACTCTATGTCTACGTCTTGGTCTGGGTCTAGAGCTTCGTCTGGATCTAGTATTTTGCTTAAGTCTTGGTCTAAATCTGGGGTTTTTAAATGACACATTCAATGAAATTTTGGTCTAAGGTTTATTCTTGGTATTGGTCTTGGTCTTGGCGTTGGCCTTGGTCTTGGTCTGGGTCTTGGCATTGTTCTTGGTCTAAATCTAAATCTAAATCTGCGTCTAGGTCTGGGTCTGGCGTTTTACTTAAGCCTTGGTCTAAATCTGGAGGAAAATTATGAATGATAAAATAGATTTTCTAACAAATACAATGAATAGTGCTATTGAACTAGATATGTTAATGAAGGCAGTTAAAGAAGTTATAAGCTATGATTATAGCGATTTAGAGGGATCGCAATATTGTGATGCAGTAAATGTTATTGCTGAACTTGAGCAGGTTTATAATACAATTAAGGCAGATTAATTCCGATAAACGCTATTATCGGAGATAGTTGATAGGTGGTTGATAATTTGGAGATGAATATTATGAACGAAGAATCTGAAAAATCTTGTTTAGATTGTAAATTTATAAAGATTATTAATACTTTGGAGGATAATGATTCACCTTATAAGGCAATATGTTTTCATGATAATATAGAAAGAGCCGATATTACTAATAATTATACATTAGCTCAGTATTGTGGTCGATATGAGCCGGTAGAAAAGAGGAGAGAATCATGAATTATTTTTTAATTTATCTTATTTTGATGCTTGATCATTGGGTGGGAGCATTTGTTCTCATTTGTATTATTTGTAGCATTATATTGCTTATAGATATTTTTGGATGGATTTTAATGCATGCGGAGGATATAGGAAGTTATTCTTCTAACAGTGAAATAAAATCTAATAATACATTAATAAAAAAAATATTTAAAATAACATTTATTGTTTTTATTATTTCATTTATTTTTGCGATTCTTTGTCCAAACACAAAGCAAGCGGCTACGATTTATTTACTTCCTAAAATAACGTCAAATAAAAATATGCAGCAGTTACCTTCAAAGACGGCACAATTATTATTAATGGAAGTAAAAAAAGAAATAAATACAATAAATGCTTTACCATCAAATATTGAGATTAAAAAGGATTGAATCATGAAAACAACAAGCTATGAATTAAGTAAAGAGCTGAAAGAATTGGAAGTTAAACAAAGAAGTTTTTCCTGTTGGACAGATTATTTATCTTTTAGAACAGATCCTTCTCCGTATTTAGTGGTATCATCTGACTATATTTGCAATGAGGATTTTTATGCTGCCTTCACACTCGATGAGATTTTGGATATGTTGCCAAATATAATTTATATGGATAATTTAGATATCTTTTTAGACTTTCAAAAATGTGGCGCAGAACCTCCTTATGCTTATTATGCCGCTTATAATGGATTAGTAAAAACTTGTTATGATGAATTTGAACATCAAAACCCAGCAGAAGCCGCTGGTCAGCTTTTAGTCTGGTGTATAGAAAATGGGTATGTTAAACCGGAGGAGGAGTTATGAAAACAACGAGCCTTGAATTAAGTAAACAATTACAAAAATTAGGAGTTAAACAAGAAAGTTATTTTTATTGGGACCTGGACAAAGAACAGCAAGCACTTGTAACTGCGAAGGAAATGAATATTTCATATACTGATACATTAATAAAGAATGAAATATTTTCAGCATATACCCTCGATGAAATTTTGAATATGTTACCAGATAAAATAAAAGACAACTATGTTTATTATTTTTTGAAATCTGATAAAACCGAAGAAGTTAGATATGGTATTTATTATGCTAGAGCGGCTATAGAAGATGGGGTTATGGTAGAGTTTTTACATGAAAACCCAGCCGAAGCCGCTGGTCAGCTTTTAGTCTGGTGTATAGAAAATGGGTATGTTAAACCGGAGGAATTAAATGCAGCTTTATAAAATAGCGCACGAATATGAGCAAGCCTTAACAGTTATGCAAGAGGACGAATCTCTAACGCCTGAAGTTATTGAAAATTCACTTGCGCTTATTAAGGATGACTTTGACACTAAAGCCATTAATATTTCATATGCAATAAAAAATCTTGAAGTTGAAGCAAATGCAATTCGAGAAGCCGAAAAGAATATGGCCACTAGACGGCAAGCCATCGAAAGGCATTATGAAAGCATTAAAAATTATCTATTAACTAACATGGAGAATTGCGGTATGTTAGAAATAAAGTGCCCTCATTTTGCTGTCAAAATTAAGAAATGTCCGCCATCAGTTAAATTAAATATATCTACGCCTATTTATGGTGCGGATATTTTAATGCAAATTTGTGAAAAGGCTTTACTCACATCGCATATACCGATGGCTGCATATGTTCGCCTATCGATAGAGCCAGATAAGATAAAAATGAAAGAAGCATTACAAAATGGTAAAACCATTCCAGATGTTAAATTAGTTCAAAAAAATAGATTAGAAATTAAATAAGGAGGCAAAAAATGTTAATTTTAACAAGAAGAATAGGCGAAAGTATCATTATCAATGGTGATATTGACGTTGAAGTATTAAACATTGAAAGGAAGCAGGTTAAATTAGGAATTAATGCTCCAAAAGAAATTTCAGTGCATCGTGAGGAAATTTGGAGAAAAATACAGGAGGAGAAAAACCAAAAAGAAGTAGGTGAAGAATGATAAATTTTATATTAATTAGAACCCCAATTCCTCAATCTAGGCCGCGTATTACTTTTAAAAATGGTAAGGCATGGGCTTATGAATCGGCAAAAGTTAAAAAAGAGAAGCTTACCATTGGCGCTCTTGCTAAACGATATATGATTGACCATAATCTTAAACCTATTACAAAACCATTTTGGATGACTATTAAATGCGGAATGCCTATACCAAAATGCTGGTCTAAAATAAAAACTCAGGATGCGATCGATGGAAAAATCATGCCTTGCGGTAATCGCAACGACTGGGATAATTTAGGTAAATTAGTAAGCGATGCATTAAATAAAATCTGCTATGAGGATGATTCGTTATGTTGTGAGGCAAGGGTTTGCAAGTATTATGATGAACGTCCTCGAATACACATTAAGATTGATGTGATGGGTTGTTCTACGTAGAACCTATAAACAGGAGTAAACCATGAAAGTAATATTTTTAACCATTGAAACAGGCAAAGAAACTAAGCATATTATGTGTAACAATTCTTTAAAAGAGGTTCAAAAAACCATCTTAAAAGAGACTGGAAAACATTACACTTTAAAGGAATGTAATGCGTTTATTGCTGATTATAAAACTAATGAGGTCATATATGGTTAAATATCATAAAATTAAATGTTCTGATTTTAAAGCAAAATTAGAAGAAGCAAAAAAACTTAAAAATCTAGAACAGATTGCTGAAAAAAGGAAAGAATACTTCAGGATTTATAACAAAGAATATTATCAAAAGAATAAAATTTATCATAAAGCATATTACTATAAGAATAAGGAACATATCCGAATTTGTCACAAAGAATATTATCAAAAGAATAAAATTTATCATAAAGCATATTACTATAAGAATAAGGAACATATCCGAATTTGTCACAAAGAATATTATCAAAAGAATAAAATTTATCATAAAGCATATTACTA